TACATTAAAAACTTTAAGAAATAAAGTAATAATGGATAAAGCACTTATGTATTTAGCAGAACTTAAAACAGGTCAATGGCATAACTTAAATGATATACCAGAAGAACTATTTGAGGATGCTTGGAAGATTATTGATGAAGAACTACTAGATGGTTATAGATTCACTCTACATGAAGTCTATAACTATCTAGTTATGAAAACTAAGAGAGCAGATAAGGAGATGGTTGCTGGAATTGTTGCGCAAATTAGAAGAGATTATGACAGAATTAGTTGGTTATGGTGTGTGTTCTCTGAAGAGAAATATATGCTAGAAGTGAGTACAACAACAGTAGATAAATTTGTAGCAACAACTTCAGATAATATCTTTATGCCTTTTTATGGTAAACCTTTAAATGATGGGGATTTACTAAGTTTCTTATATAAACATTGTACAAATATTAAAATAGGTTATATTAAGGAGGAACCTAAAGATGTTTAGCACAAGAGAAGAAGTTACAGATTATGGATTACAGTTAACTAATACACATAATAATATCTGCTATGAATGGGCTACTGGATTAGGCAAGTCTCTAATGTCTATTAAAGTTATTGAAAAGTATGGTGGAGAATGGAAGATTATAATTGCTGAAACTAATCATGAAATGAATTGGATTGATGAATTCAAGAAACATAATAAAGAACATTTACTAAAGAATGTTTCATTTCATTGTTATCAATCATTACATAAAGTTGTAGGCAATTATAATTATATCTATGATGAATGCCATCACCTATTCTCCGACAATAGAATGAACTTATCTAATAATATTGTTACTTATCAGTTCAACAAAAGAAACATATTTCTATCAGCAACTTTAACTTGGAAACAAAAAGAAAACTTACAAGCAATATTTAGTAACACATATATCTTTAAAGTATCCTTATCAGAGGCTATAAAGATGAAAATCCTACCTAAACCTTCTGTATATTTAATTCCTATAGAATTAGATAATACAGTAAAAAATATAACTTACCATTTTAGTAAAACTAAATCAACAGTATGTACTGAATGGCAAGCATATAAGTTCTATAATGATAGAGTTAACTACTTAAAAGAACAATATGATTTAACTCAGGATAAATGGACTAGAATAAATTGGTTAAGGGCAGGTAATAAGAGAAAACAATTTTTATGTGATTGTAAGACTAGATATGCTAAACAGTTAGTAGAGAAGTTAGATAATAAAAGATTAATATGTTTTGCTGGTACAATACCACAAGCAGTATATTTGGGTAAAGAATTGGCAATTCATTCTAAAATTCCTAAGAAAAAGAGATTGCAAATAATTGAGGATTTTAATAACCAGAAAATCCATAAACTATTTGTAGTTGATATGTTAAAGGAAGGAATGAACTTAGTTAATATTGAGGCTGGAATAATAGTACAACTTGATAATCAAACTAGATATAGTGTTCAAATCACAGGAAGAGTGCTGCGTAGTATCTATCCTGAACAGTATGTACTATTTGTAGAGAATACCCAGGATGAGACTTATATTAGTACAATGCTTGGTGGATTTGATAGTGAATATGTTTCAACAATTAATTTAGATGAGTTATGACAAAAGTAAAGAACCAAACTAAACCTTCTATTCATACTATAACTAGACCACTTCCTGAAGTACTAGGAACTATGATTAAAGCACTAGAGGAGGAAGTAGTTAGTTTTGATAGTTATGAAGAAATAGCTAATACTATAAATCAAAGATTTAGAGTATCAGTAACAGAAGATGATATTATAAGGTACTATACACCTTATATTTGTGAACAAGAAAATGAACTTTTATACAGACAATATGGATATTAAATTAATAGATATAGATAAAGAGTATGAATATCCTTTAAAATGTGCTTTAGGAGGATTGCCGCCAGATTATAGTATGTTTAAAAATCAACTTAAAAAGATTCAGCGTAATGCAATTGAGTATGCTCTACAAGTTGCTAGTGAAAATGCTGAGGCAGATTATAATATTACAGAATCTTTTGACAGACTAACTGGAGAAGATATTGAAGTATATGTAATTAACTCTTCAATATTGAATTTAAAAGAACAAATATTTAAAGAAAACAATTTATAATTATGGGAGCAATGGTAGAAGTAACAAAATATTTAGAAAATAGGTATCAATGCCTAAAGTGGATGTATCAACAAGGTACTAATGGATTTATTCAAAGAGATGTAATAAGTAAATTCCACGTACCAACAACATTCTTAGCAGCATGTGCTAAAAAGAATATTGTTAAAGCAGATATTAATGGTACTACTTATATTGGCCCAGAACCTAAGATTGCTTTAGCTGTAGAATTATTTGATTTTGAGAATCAACGTAAAGGAAAGAGTGTATCTAAATTTCCAAAGAAAATGGTTGATATAGAAAGTAGGAGTAGTAAGAAATCTTTAGAAGAAATTGTTAAGGAGAATGATACTCCTATTCCTATTTTAGATAAAGTAATTCCCGCTAAACAGAACGGATTTATATTACCATTAGAACTATCTGTTAAAGATGGTAAAGTAACTTTAGATTGGAAGGATTTTAATAGACTAATTGAAGTTTATGGAACTGGTAATTAATTTGGAAGATTTGAAAAAACAACCTATCTTTGTAACGGAGTATATTGTCTTAAAAATGATTAATGAGGGAATTAATCCATTAGATTTTGATTGGGGATATGGAAGTTCTATTGATATGGAATTACATTTACTTGAACAAAATCTATGGATTAAGAAAGTTGAGGAGGGATATATACTTAGGGATAAGGGTAGACAGTTATTTGAAAAGAAAAATTCTGATATAAATTTTGATGAATTTTGGGATGTGTTTCCAAGTTCAACACCTTCTGGTAGACCTTTAAGAGCAAGTAGTAAAGAGTGGGGAGGGAAACCTACTAGAGATTATATCACATGTAAAAAGAAATATTTATCTAAAATTACTACAGTAGAATCTCATAATAAAATAGTACAGATTGTTAAGGCTAGAGTCTCTAGTAAAGATTATGAATTTATGAATAATATAGAAACATATATTAATCAGGAGAAGTGGCAACAAGATGTTAAATATTTGACCCATCAACCTATTGTGGGGAAAACTAATGAAATGAGTTAATGGATGTAGTAAGACAAGTAAAAGAGAGATTTTTAGAAAATAAACAAAAAGTTATTGAAGGAAAGTTAGTAGGATTACCTATCTATGAATCATTTCCTAGATTAGGACAATTTATACCAGTTATTCCACCTGCAATTCAGATTATGTTTACTGCCAACAGCGGCGTAGGAAAGAGTAATTCATGGGTAGGTATTATCCTATTAACAGTATATAAGTTAAAGAAAAAACATCCTGATAGAGAATTTAAGTTTAGATTTCTTATTTCTTTATTAGAGGATAGTAAAGAAGATTTTATAGCAAAATTATATGCAGCATTAATACTTCTAAAACATCACGAAAGAACTGATATTTTAGAGTTAAATAGTAGAAGAGGTAATCCTCTACCTCAAAAAATAGAGAGTAAATTAGATGATGTTGAAGAGGAGATAAATGAATTATTATTCTACTGTGAAATAGTAGATTCCATCAATAATCCTACTGGCCTCTACAAATGGGGTAGAGCAATAAGTAATAAACTAGGTACACATCATACAAAAGAGTTAGATTTTACCAATGATGAGGGAGAAATTTACAAACAAGAAGTATACTCACATTATATACCTAATGATCCAGATGAACAAGTTATTTGGATTATTGATAATTTAAATAACTTACAAATGGAGTATGATAAAGATGCAGGTAGAGTATTAACTGAGAGAGAGACTATTAATAAATGGACTAGAAAATATGGTAGATTACAAATTACTAAACATTGGCATTGGACAGTAGTAAATATCATGCAACAATCAGCAGAATCTGAAAAACCTCAATTTGATTTTAAAGGTAATTTAATTATAGAGAGATGCAAACCCTCTTTGGATGGTCTTGGTAATTCAAAGGAATGCCAAAGAGACCATATTCTAATTTTTGGCATCTGGGCTCCAAACAGGTATGGAATTACTAACTATGAAGGATACAATATTACTAGGTTAAAAGATGCATATAGAAGTATAATAATTCTTAAATCTAATATATCTGAAACTAACAAGGAAATCCCTATGTATTTTGATGGAGCAACTTCAGTATATAAGGAATATCCAAAGTTTGAAGAAATGACGGAAGAGATTTATAAAAAAGTAGAAAAAAGAGAAGTAATACCTTAAATAAACATAGTATTAACTAAATAAAAAGAGATGAAAAGATTATGTATATTAATATTATTAATAACCACAGTCCTACAAGGATATTGTCCTACATTATCCAAAGAAATGATTTCTATTAGAGAAGCAGCATATGCCAAAACTCTAGAATTTAAGAATCATAAGTTAAATATACTTAAAACAATAATTAGTATAGAGAAACCTAGAACTACTAAACAAGCACTAGATGCTATAAAGAGAGAGAATGCTGTTGGTATTCTACAGATTAGACCTATTATGGTTAAAGAAGCAAATAATATAGTAGGTTATGAGAAGTTTAAATTATTATGGTTAAAGAAGCAAATAATATAGTAGGTTATGAGAAGTTTAAATTAATAGACAGGAATGATAGTATCAAATCTGTAGAAATATTCTTTACTGTGCAGAATTACTGGAATCCATACTACAATGAAAAGAATGCTTGTAGTATATGGAATATAGGTAAACCTGTATGGAGTTTAAAAAGTAAGAAACATAAAGAAGCATTTGATAAGTATTGGATTAAGTATAAAACATTAAAAAATAAATTATGAAATGAATAGAAATTATTATTGCAAAGTAAATTCACAGGAAGAAGCAGATGAATTATTAGATAAATTAAAAAGTATTGGAGAACCTATTAATAAACTTCATTTTATACCAGGAGATTGGTATAAAATAGGATATGATACAGGTACGTGGTCTTTATTAACACAAAGTCACATATCCAGAATTAAAAATGCTACAGAAGTACCAGCATCAGAACTAATAGACTATGTAACAGGTAAGAAGTTGGATAAAGAGGATTTAGTTGAAGGTGAGATATATGTAAATGGTCCTGATAATGGAACTATGTGGTGTTATATTATAAAATACTCTAAAAACTCTTTCAAAAAAGCAGTAGGATTGTATAAAACAGGAGTATATAGTGCAGAATACTGTAATTACATGGGGGACTATACTGAGGGATGGTTATTAAGACTTGCAACTCCAGATGAAAAGAAATGGCTAAATACCTGTATTAAACAAGATAAATTTATTGAACAATCTGAACTAGATAAGTATGATAATGAAGGTAATTTGATGGAAAAAAATGAAGAATATCCTGAGTATGTAAAATTAATAAATACAGGAGGATGTATAGGTGAAGCGCCTATTATTAATAGGATTTATAAATTAGTTAAAGATAATAGAGGAAATTATCAGTATGAGTTTTTGCTAGATAATGTTTATAAATTTGGGTTCGATGATAGAAATGGCGAATTTACTAAGTATTTTGAACCCTCAACTAAAGAAGACTATGAAGCTCAGTTTAAGAAAGATGATAAATTTAAAAATGGAGATTGGCTTGTTTACACTGAATATTGTGGATATAACCCTAGTACACCAATAAAAATTGGTGATGTTAGACAAATTATAGAAGGTAGGTTTGGCTCACTTGTTATTTATGGGGTTGACGATTTATCACAATATTTTAGAAGGGCTTTACCACATGAAATTCCTGTAGAAAATAGTGTTAAACAAAATCCTTGGGTATTTGAAGAGTGCAAATTTCCTGTAGATATTGAAAAATTTATTATAGGAACAGATCCAATTGTAGTAAAAGGTACAGGAGTAGTTCTTCCAGCAAATATTAAGAAAACTCCAGATTTAATAGATAAATCTAAGGTAGAAGTAAAAATTAAAAGAACAAAAGTAAAACAAATTAAACTTTAATTAACAATAAAACAATTAAAATTATGGCAAAGAAAGAAGAAACTAAAGTAGGAAAGGTAAGTGCAATTACTTGGGCAGAGAAAGTATTAGCAAAATTAAATCTTTCGGATAAAGGTAAGATTGGATTGTTTGGAGATAAATTAAACTCTGAATGGTCTAAACAAATTAGGAATAAAAAGAGAGAGATTGAGGTTCTTAATACTCAAATGGAGGATGAACTAATTGAAGCTAATGAGAAATTAGTAGATATGAAAGAAGATTATCTTGATGCATTCCTAAATGTAAATACTTCTAAGATTGAAACTTCTGATGCTAGAACTGCTTATGTAAGTACATTTACTCAAAACTTAGTAGATAAGAAGAATAGAGTATTAGCACAGGAGCAAGAGATTCAAGATATTAAAACTTCTTATGAAGAAGATATTAATACTTTGAAAGAGCAAATTGAATTGTTGGAAGAATTTAAGAAGTATATTTAATGATAGTAAAGTTTAAGAAATTACACCCAAATGCTGTAATTCCTAAACAAGCTACAGAATTAGCTGGAGGTTGGGATGTTACCTGTACAGAAATTGTGCAGGAATCTCCTGACTTTATAATCTGTAAATTAGGATTTGCATTACAACCACCAGCAGGTTATAGAGTAATACTTGTACCTAGAAGTTCTTTTACTAAAACTAAATGGATAATGCAGAATGCCCCTGGGTGTGCGGATGCTGACTATTTAGGGGAGTACCAATATAGACTAAGAGCATTACCTATTAAAAATAATATATTAGGAACTGCTTTTGAATACCCAGAAGTTCCATTTAAAGTTGGAGATAGAATAGGACAGATTTATTTAGAAGAAGTAATTCCTATAGAATTTGAAGAAGTAGAAGAATTATCTCAAACTGAAAGAGGTACAGGGGGATTTGGGTCAACAAACAAATAATAAAATAAATAAAATTAATGGCAATTGAATTAGTAACAGGTATTAGGAAACCTGTAGTTAAGAACCCTAGAATGCAAATTATTTATAGTGTTCCTAAAGCAGGGAAGACTACAATAATTAGCCAACTTCCAGACCATTTAATTCTAGAATTAGAACCTGGTGGGGCTGATTATGTTACAGGCAGGGTTCAGGAAATAAATAAACCTTCTGAATTTACAGAAGTTTTAAATGCTATAGCAGCATCTCCAACTAAAGTATGTGAGTATTTAATTATTGATACCATTACAAGACTTGATGAATGGAGTGAAATTGTAGGCACTTACAATTATATGAGAAAACCTCAAGGTAAGAAGTTTAATAGAGTTGGAGAAGTTGAAACTGGTGCAGTAATTACCCACACTGATGTAAGGTTTGAAACAGTGCATTCATTAGGGCAAGGTTATGGCTATCAGTATAGTAGACAAGTAATGGTAGAATGGTATGATAAATTACTTGAATTAATATCAACTGGTAAAGTATCCTATGTAATCTTACTAGCCCATGTTAAAGATAAACTTGTAGAAAGTAGGAATGGAGATTCTGTAGAAACTATAGATATTAATTTAACAGGTAAAGTAAAAAGTATTTACGCTTCAAAAGTAGATGCTATAGGACATTTCTATAGGGAAGATAATAAAGGTTTTATTAGTTATAACAATGAGTACAAAGTTGTTTGTGGGGGCAGATGCCCACATTTAGATGGAAGTATTTTAGTTTCAGAGAAACAACCAGATAAGTCAGTTAAAACTTTCTGGGAAAATATTTATATTAAATAATTAAAAGAATAACAATATGAAGAATGTATCAATTAAGAAAATTAAGGAACAATTAGAAGCAGGTATGTCTAGAGAAGATATTACCAAAGAGTTGGAATTAAATCCTAGAGAGGCTAAAGTTCTATGGCAACATCCAGATTTAAAAGGTATTAAGAAAGCAAAGTATAAAGTAGAGTTAAATTTTGTTGAAGATGAACCTGTAGTAGAAACTTTAAATGCTCCAGTACAACAAAAGAGTATTGATTTTGAGTTATAATAACAAGCAAAGTAAGAAAGATTAAAGCAAATTAAATTGATAATAATAATAAAAAGAAAAGATTATGGCATTTGGAATTAATAGTTCAGAAACTAAACATTTTAATGAGACAATCCTATATACAGGAATTAGTAAGGTGAATATTGTAGCAATCAATCCTACACTAGCACAACTTAATGATATAGGATTTAAGTTTGAAAAAGAACCTGAATATCTCTCTATAGGAGATGATGGTACTAAGAAAGTAAGGATTGATGTTATTGTTAAGAATGATAAATTCAAGACAAAATTTGCATTCTTCCTAGAGAATAAAGACAGAGCAACTAAAAATGGAGACAAGTTTGAAATTGTAAATGACTTTGGACAAAGTACTTGGGCAACTTCCATTGATGAAGCTGTTAATAAACTAGGAAAGAAGAACAACAAATGGTTTAAACCAGATGGTGCAAGAATTGCCAAAGTAGGGGAAGTAGCATTAATTACTTTCCTAAGAGATTGGGCAAATACAGGTGTTGAGGAAGTTGGCAAGATTGATAACTTTACAGCACTATTTAATGGTAATTTCAAAGAATTACAAGATTATGTTAGAATACTAAGTAACAACACAATATATACACTAGCCACAGTAAAAGAAGGTAAATATCAAGGAATTTATACAGGATGTTTTGTAAGAACACAATTTAGTATTAAAACTGCTGAGAATAAATTTGCTGATTTCTTAAAGAAACAAAAGGATGCAGGTTATCCTATCAAGGAATCCTATAGTTTAGAGTTCCGTGAGTACACTGGAGGAGCTATTGAACCTGATAAGGATGAAGCCCCAGCATCTACCTATAACAACTTAAATAACCAGTTCTAATGTTCATACCAAGAGAACCTCTAACCAAGGAGAATATATTTAAAAGAATCACTAGTTATGATATATTTAAGTACTACTGTTCAGGGTTCTCTAAGGTTGGAGAATTATTTAATTCAGAACTTAGAAAGGATAGTAATCCTTCATGCTGTATATCTAATATAGGAGGAGAGCTCCTATACACAGATTTTGGAGAAGGTAGTTATAGAGCAATAGATTATGTAATGGCGAAGTATCAACTAAGTTTTGTTGAAGCGTTACATAAGATAAATGCAGATTTTAAGTTAGGATTAAGTGCAACAATACCATTTAATGCTGTGGGGGGATATATTCCCCCTACAACATATGGTAAAGTGCATTTTAAAGAGAAAACTCCTACTATAATTAAGATTAAATCTAGAGATTTTACTTCAAAAGATTTACAGTACTGGAATGAATACTACTGGACTGAGTGGATGTTAAAGGAATCAAAAACAAAATCTTTATCACATTACTGGATAAATGATAATATTTTCTATGTAGATAGAGAGGAATTATGTTTCTCTTATGATTACTATTACCATAGCAACAGGTTTCAAAGGAAGCTATATTTTCCCGAAAAGACAACCTTTAAATGGATTTCTAACATGGATAATACTATTGTTCAGTTAGTAGATGTAGCACCAAAATCAGGAGATATTTTATTTATAACTTCAAGTAAAAAAGATGCTGGAATATTCTGGAGAATTCAACTAGAAAGTATGTTTCCAGATTTAGTAATACATGGAGTTGCACCTAACAATGAAGGAGCATTTGTTCCTGAAGAATGGTTCTATAAAATGAAGGAAAGATGGAAAAGAATAATAATTTGGTACAACAATGATTGGAATAAACCTACAAATACAGGTGTAAAGAATGCTGCAAAATATGCTGAGAAGTATGGTATAGAGTATTATTTCAATCCAGATAATGAACCAAAAGACCCATCTGACTTTGCTAAGAAATATGATTTAAAAGCATTCAAAGAACTATTAGAAAGTAAGATTTATTCAGTAGATAAAGAAATTATAATAGATAATAATGAAAAAGAAATTCCCTTTTAAGAGGAAT